CCCCCCGCCGTCTCATCCCCGCCTACCGCCGCCACATAAATGCTGTGCGGCTTGAGGGTGTAGTTGGTTGCGCCGGCCTGCACGCTTTGGCCTTTCGGGTTGTCAATGACGTACACATCACGCACCCCGTCCAGCGCAAACACGTTGGCATATACCGCCTGCGGCGTTCCGTGGGCATTGACGGCCACGCTGCGCCGCCTGCGTTCGGCAAATTCGGCACGGCTCTCTTCCGCCCGTCCGGGAACGGCGGGGTGCGGATTGTCCACCCTGTCCAATCCCACCAAGGCCTGATAAATAGTGTTCACGCTGTGGGCGGGGGCTTCAATCTGTCCGGCGGCAATGAGTGTACCGCTGACTTTACCGCCGATAGGGATGCCGATTTCCTGCTGCAAAGCCCATTGGTTGCCCGCTGAATCCTGCACGATAAACCCCTGCGGAATCTGCGTGCCGGGCAGTCCGACAAACTCGCACACCACCGCCGAATCGGTGGCGGGTTTGCGCTGCAAGAAGTAGATTTGGGCGATTGCGTCCTGCATCACGCCTTCGGCATATTCGGGGTGGATTTGATTGACCAGTTCGGCAATCACATTGTTCTTGTCGGCAATCACGGCGGCCAGCGAGGAAGCAAGCTGCCCCTGCGGCGTTTCCAAGTTCAGGTTCAGGCCGCCGCCGAAGGCATCGTTGAAATCGGCCAGCACGCCGTTCAGCACTTCGATTTCAGTCGGAATCTGCAAGCCCTGCGGCGTGAAGCGAACGGGGGGAACATGACTGCTCATAGCGTTACCTCGTATTGTTTTTGGGCGTCGTCGGTAAATTGCAGGCTGCCTGAAAGCACACGCCCGTCGCGCAGTTCGGCGGCCACATCTGCCGCCACCACGCCGGGGACGGACAAAGCAGCCTGCACCAGCCGATGCCGATATAGCGCGAACGACTGTTTCTTGCCCAGCATTTCTTCAAAATAAGGGATGCCCTTTTCTGTGTCGTAATACAGTTCACCAGCAAACAGGCGGCACGCTGAAGCCACATCCTGCGCTTTGGCATAGGGGTCTTTGGCCAGCGCGATATTGCCTGCCGTATCAAGGGTTAAATCCCAACTTTCTTGGTCTAGATATAGCGTATTCATGTTGCTATCGGCTTCCCTGATTGGCCGCTGCCCGGCTGTACGCCGGAATGCGGGTGGTTGAGCAGGCTGACGTCTTTCGCCTTCACATCGCCGTCGGCAGAAATCCCGCCGCCGCCCGTGAATTGCGCCGTAGTTTCGGTGTTGGCCTGAAAGGTTTGCGAGGTGCTGCTCACGCCGCCTTGGGCTTTCAGGCGGATATTGGCCGCCTCCATCTCAATATCGCCGGGCGAGAACAGCTTGATGCCGCCGTCCTTAAAATGGATATACTGTTTGGGCGTGCCGTTCAGGAATCCGCCGAAATACAGTCCGTCCGAATAATCGAAACGCCGCCTGCTTTGCGGAGCGGACGGCGCTTTGTTTTGCTTGACGCTGGAAATATCACGGCTGCAAAAGCCGCACATGCCGATGTCGCCCGGTTCGGGGTCGATAATCACGGCGTTGCCGCCGCCTTGCAGTCGGAAATACGGCACGTTATAGATGATGCCGTGCGGCGTAACCGTGCCGTCGCCGCTGATTTGGGCAACTAATGGCTGCACGTCCACCAGCCCGACAGGGGCAAGCCCGCCCGATTTGGTTTTAACCACCCGCACCAACGTTACGGTTTGGATGCGCGAGACGATGCCCGACACGATTGCGCCGATTTCACCCGCGCCGCCTTGTGTTTGTTCGGGGCGGTATTGCGCCCAATTATTTTGTTGCGACTTTGGCATTTGTATCCTCCACATTGGCGGCTTTGATGTCGGCCAGCCATTTGCCGCCCGGCGTTTGGCTTTCCAAGTCCAGCGATAGCCCGAATACGCGCCATCTGCCGTTGCATTGCTCAATCAGACTGCCTGCAACCTCAATCATCCCGCCGAAGCGTAGGGCTTTGTCGTACAGGCATTGCAGCTTCACGCCCTGCAAATCAGGTATCGGGTAGCCGATTAGACCGGTGGTCGGGCTGACGATTGGTACGTCAATCATGCGCGGCTGCCCCTTGGGCGTGATGGCGACGGTTTCGTTGTCGATGTACACGTCTATATTGGCGGCGGTGGCAATATGTCGGATTTTGTCCAGTTCGGTGTTCGGTAGGTATTGATTGCTGATTTTGGCCTTTACGCCGTTGTTTTCAAAACGCCTGCCCATGCGTTTGCAAATGGCTTCAATCGCTTGTGCCACATCGGTTTCGCCTTCGTGGCTGACCGCTTCAGCAGGCTTGAGTTGCCACAAAACGGCGGTGTGGCTCTCGATAACCAGGCAAATATCCGGCGCGCCACCCATTTCGGGGTAGGCAAACGTGATATTGCCGGTATAGACCACGCTCAGGTCGTCTTGCTCGCCTGCCTCCACCTGTACCAGATTCATCATTGCCTGCTCGGTGTTCCATTTCACACGGAGCAGCTTCATGATGCTGTCCAACTTCAAGCCGTACACTTTGATGCGGGCAGACGGCATCACCGCGCCGTTGCCGTAGTTGATTTGGCAGGAGGTGCGCAAACCTTCGACAACCAGCGTATCGTTGCCTTTCGCATCCCATACGTCTTTTTCCTGCCCTAACTTGATGCTGACACGCAGGATTTTCTCTTTAATGCTCATCGCGGTACACCAAAATAAAACGGCTGCCCAGTTCCTGCCATTGCGGGTCTAAGCTGCCTGCGGTATCAACAAAATACAGTTCGCCGCGAAAGCCGCGATAAGCCTCGCCCACCAACGGCATACCGTGCAGGCATACCCGTTCGCGGATCAGCACGCGCCCGTCTGCCGACACGGTGGCATACAGCCTGCCCAATCGCGGCAGCAGCGATATGGTTACTTCCTGAGAGTCCAATGTGGCACTCACTTTCTGCACCGGGACGGGCTTCAAAGGGATTTGGTAAATCATTTTCAGGCAGCCTTATCTCAAAGCCCAAATCAATAACGCCACCGCCGAAATTACCGCCGACAGCGCAATCCCCCAAGCCAGAACCAAGCCTGCTTTATCTGCTCCGTGTTTGCTCATCTTGCCACCTACCTTTAATCTGTGTTTTCGTTTATACTTCACTTTATGATTTTTCCTTACCCATTCTAAGGTTAAATACAGAAACCCCGCAGAGTTGCCGCCCTGCGGGTTTTCGCTTTTTTATTTCAGTCCAAATCCTTTTCTGATGGCATTGACGCCTTTATCCCATCCTTCGCTGGCCGCGCCGTACAATTTTGAAGCTATGGATTCGTTGTTCTGCACCGGCTTGGGCTGCACCTTGCCGCCGTCTGACTGCGCCTGTGCTCCGTCTGGCTTGGTTTTGGTGTATTTCACTTCCACCTGCCGTACTTCGGCCAAATGGATATTGACCTTTAACAGCCTCGCACCGTCCGAGGCTTCGCGGGCATAGTCATAGCCGGTTATCGCCATGTTTGGATACACCGCTTCGGGAGTGATGACCAAGAACAAATCCGTGCTGTTGGCCAGCGTATCGAGCAGGCCGAGAAACGCGCCGCGCATAAACACGCCGCCACTGCCTTTAGTCATTTGAACCGTCACCGTGAATGGGTCGCCAACTTTGTTGTAGCTGGCGAACGAACCGCGCTCAATAGGCGCATTGGACACTTTGGAGGTGTTTTGGTGTTTGACTGACGTTACGTTATCCGACAACAGCAGCGGAATGCCGTTCTGTCCGAAAATGCCCCAATAGTTGCCGAAAATAGCGTTGATTAAGGCAGCACCACCGAACTTAATCAGCGCACCGCCCACGTTTCGCGGCAGCTTGGGCACGTTCGGGATGCCGATTGAGTTCCAAGTCATGAGTTACCACCATTTGACAGCATTGATTAAGGCTGCAAAGCCAAACAAATACACTGCTCCCAAAGCCAGCCAAATCAACAGGCGTATGCGAGGAGAGTTTTCATACTTTTCCAGCATGGTGTTTACCTCTCTGAAATTTATGCTATAATTCTTCCTACTCATTGACTTACTTTCACTAAGTTAATTCGATCTGCCTGGAACGACCGCTAATCGCTTCCAGGCTTTCCTTTTACTGGTATTAGACCAAAGTTTTAATCGGTTACTTCATTCCTTATTACTTATATTTCACCAGTAAACTTCCCTAAAATCTGATTGAAACTCTTCAGAAAGAAAAGATAAAAATTCAATTTAAATACAAAAATATATACGGAATATAATGTATTTTTGGATATATCGAGTGTACCGGCAAAGTAAAATTACTCAATCCCCGATCATTTGGAATAAGTTGTTTATTTTCAGCGCAATACGCTTTCTTATCTTCGAGCCAAGTAAGCAACAACAAGAAATGTAATCCAACCTTAAAACATTAATTGTTGAAAATTGACGATATTTAATAAAAATCAAGTGTATGTGTAAAATTTAGTAAATGGCAAAGCATCAATACCGCCAAACCTTCTGGGATGGCGGTATTGATATGTCTAGCTATATTAGAAAAGCTATACCATCGCTGGCATAATCTGCACCAACCTGTTACGGGCGGCGGCAGAAGCATCCGCCATTGTGCCGTCTATGGTGTTGGCCGAAGACTGCACATGAATGCCGCCGTTGATGGCGAACTGCATGTTGCTGTTGTTGGTAATCTGCTGCGCCTGCTGGCGGGCAACAGCGCCTTGTTGCATAGACTGCAAACCGCGCTGGGCATTATCGGCAACGGCTTGGCCGCCGATTGATTGGTTTAAATCAGGGAAATACTGCCTTTGATGCGCACGAAATTGGCGGTTCTGCACCATTTCGCCCTTGGCAATGTAACCATCTTTATTTGAATCCCAAACTTTGTTCAGCTCATATGCCCGAGTGCCGCGCCGATAACCATAACCTGTTACCGCCGTATATAAATCAGCAACATTCCTTTGGCGTCGTCCATCAAACCCACGTTCTTTGAAATAACGTTCGACATAATTCATTTGTTGGTCGAACGATAAGCTTCTGAACTGGTCTCTAGTCATCCCATAATACTGACCACGTGTTCCCCCGCTACCAGCCATAAACTGTATTAGTCCAGTTGCGGAAGAGGTGGGGTTGGTAATGCTGGGTGAAAACGTTCCACCTGTCTCAAACGAAATAACAGCAGCTAAATCATTAGGCGATACGCCGATATTACGCGCCACTCTGGCAATAGCAGCAGCTTTTTCAGGAGTAAACGCACGGCTTCTATGAAGCTGTCCTGATGCAGCCTGCCGCGAACCGCCGCCCAACCACGGCTGCGAGCTGTAGCTGGCAGGATGAATGTTATCCCTGCCTGCTTGGAAGCCTCCTTGGAAGGTGGCGTGTTCCTCACGGGCGATTTGCCCCAGTAGGGCGTTCATTCTCGCGCCGGTTTGGCCGTTTCGATTATAGGTATTGGATACCCCAAGCAGCCGCACATTCGCCCCCCTGGCGCGCAATGCGCGGATTTGGGCGCGGATACCGTCGGTATCGTTCGGGTTGTTACTCATACCGGACGACAGAATCACGGTTTGGCCTTGCAAGTTGCCGGAGTAGCCGTTGATGAAGCCCAATACCTGCTGCGGATTAGCACCCACTCTAGTTGAACCTGTGCCGTTTACCGCACTACGGTAGCCGTGAGCGATACTATCGCCGAAGTAAATCGTGCCACCTGGGGAAAACATCTGTTTGGCGACACGTTCTCCCGAGCCTAGACTTCTTACTGCTGCTTGTGCCGAGCCGGGGGAACTTGGCGTGTGGCTGGTAGCAACATCAACTGCGCCGGATACCCGTTCGGCGGCGCTCTGTACCTGCTCCGCCACGAAATTTACCGGGCGCATAGCTAGGCGTTTGGCCGCCGTCCAAGCGCGGTTGTAATCGCGGTTCATCAGGGCATTGAAGATTTCGCCTAGGTCTTCCAATGCAGGGGCGATGAACTGGTAGATGTCGTTAGCTAGGCTTTTGAAGCCATTAGCTAGTGAGCGTAGGGATACCCCGTTTTCGTCGATGAATCCTTTCAACCGCAACCAATCAAACAAGCCTTTCCCGGCTTCCGCCCATGATGTGTATCCGGTGAGCAGGTAGGTGAAGCCTTTAGTAAGACTGTCCACCGATACTTTGGAGGTTCTGATGTAGCCGGTAAAAGCGCCCCAGTTGAACAGGCTCTTTCCGCCCTCTGCCCAAGTCTTGTAGTCGTCATAGAGCAGCACAAACGCAGCACCCAGAGCAGCCACGGCAGCGGCAGCCAGCGCGAACGGAGCAATAAAGGCATACAGCGCCGTTACTGCTGACCACAGCACCGGAATCAACACCACACCCAATACAAAAGCCAATCCCTCGAAAACATGCTTCATGGTGTTTTCATTGCGCATCAGGTAATCGGCAAAGCTGCTGACCAGTTTCACCAGGCGCAGTAAATGCGGGGCGAGCGCATCGGCAATCATGTTTTTCAGCGCATCCCATTGCTGGTTGAGATAGGCGCGGGAGCGGGTCAGTTCGCGGCTGACGGCAATTTCTTTCTCGCCGGATCGATAGAGCCGGTCTTGTAAGGCCAGCATCTTTTCCATTTCAGCACGCCCAAGCAGCAAGGTGTTGATGGTGCCGTCGTCCAAACCCATGCTTTTAGCCAGATTGTAGGCCTGCACCCTGTCCATCTTGGAAAAGCGGTCGGCCAGATCCAGCATGATGCTGTCTAGGTTGCGCGCTTTGCCGTCGGCATTGAGCAAGGCAACGCCGAATGCATTGAAGAACGGAACCATGGATGTGTCGCCCATGGTGGTGAGCCTGGTAATGCTCATGCTCAGCCCAGCCAAACTACCTCTCATGGCATCGGCCTGACCGCCCGCCATTTCAGCCATGCCGCCCCATGCTTGGAGCTGGTTACGGCTCATGCCGATATTGCGAGATAAGTTGTCTAGCTGCACGTTGGCTTCAGTGGTCTCACGGATCAACTTATCCAGCACATTTGAGCCAGTAACGAGAGCAAAGAGCGCGGCAGCGCCTTTTGCCACATTGCCTAGTGCCTCTGTCAGGTTTTTGGCCTGTTTGACGTTCTGTTTGACCTTTTCGGCGTGCTTATCCAACCCTTTGCCGGATTTGCCCGTTTTTGCCTCTGCCTTCTCGAATGCCTCGGTCATGTCGTCCAATTGGGAGACTGCCTGCTTGGCTTCCCGGCTGAATTTGGACGAATCAATGCCCAACTCCATAAACAGGGTATCAATTACTGTTGCCATAGCGATTCCTAAAAAAGGCTACCTGAAATCAGGTAGCCTGTTGTGCCTTGTTGAAGGCATCGGTATTGACGATTTCGAGCAGGTTGAAAGCATCTTCCAGCCCATACACGGTTTGCAGTTCGTGCAGGCTGCATATCCGGGAGGAAACCAGCGCACCGATGGTTTGGGTCAGATTCAGGTAGCCTTGTTGTCGGCTTCCTCCTCCCCGCCCGATGCCGAGGTCAGGCCAAAGGCGTGTTGCAAAAAATCGGTATGCAATGCAAACACCTCCTTCCGCAAACGCCACAGGGTAGTAAAGTCTTCCACATCGTTGAACTCCATATTCAACGGGCGCGGCTGGCCGCCTTCGGGGATGATTTGCACGCAGTCCAGCAGTTCGTTCAAGAGCGGGATAGCGTCTTCAGGTTTGACTTTTCCCAATGCGCCAAGCGTTGCCCCCACCATGCCGATCATCCCTTGCTGCGGGGAGATGCCGCCCAAATCCACGCCGCTGTTGGCCAGAGCCAAAAGGGCGCGCATCGCCCAGTTGTCGGCATGGGCGGCGCTCATTTCGGTAATCAGGAACACGCGGCCTTTATCCCGCCCGTTCTCAATCGTGATTTGCTTACTCTTTAACGCCATTTTAGATTTCCTCCGGTTTCACTACGATGCGGAATGAGTAAGTGGCGGATTCCAGCGTTTTCTTGGCTGTCGTTCCGCCTGGAATTTCCACCAAGAAGCCGGTAGCAGTGTAGCGTTTCTTCACGGCGGAAATCTCAACCGAAAATTCCACCATGCGCGTTTCCTGCCGTTGCAGGATGTCGTTGGTGAATTGGTCGAAGTAGTCGCGCGATTTACTGGTGGGCGCAAGCTGGATGTTGAAGTCCACTTCGTAGGGCGTGAAGCCGCCGGACTGTTGGCCGTCCACGCCCATCATGGTTTCGCCGATTTTGCCTTGTCCGAAGTCGAAGGCATTGTCGGCGGCGTAGCCTTCAATCTGTACGAAGTTGTCGTTAAAGCCTTTCACGCGCATCAGCAGGATGCTGTTGGCGGCGGTTAGGGTGCGGTCTGATACGGTTTGCATATATTTTCCTTTGCAAAGAGGCTACCTGAATTGTCAGGCAGCCTGCATGGGTTTACTGGACGTTGATTGAGCCGAGGTTGATGTTATGCACGCTGCCGCCGTCGGTGTACCACAGCTTCATCGGCATAGACTGGCGGTTGCCGCGCGTCTGCGCCGAAGCGTTCTGAATCAGCAGGAAATAACCGGTGCTTTCAATCTTCGCGGCGGCATCTACGCGCGCCTCGTTGTTAATCAGGGCGCGTTGCTGTTCGCTCAACGGCACGCCCGGCTGGATGCTGCCAAAGTTCAAGGCCTCGTTAATCGGGTCTTGGCAGGCGGCGCGTTGCAGGGCGATACCGACAGCGTTGTACGGCACGGCCTTGGCCGAGGTGAGCAGGGTCATCAGGGCAAGCTGCAACTGGCTGTTGAGGCGGATTTGGTTCACATAGGCATCAATCCACTTCCATTTGCCGGGCATTTGGCCGGGATAAAGGAAGGTAAAGCGGTCGTTTGCGGTTGCCCATGCGCCGTAGTAATTGTAGCCGTTCTCTTTCAGGTTGTCGGCATCGGCGGCGTTATCCACGTCCACGCTCAAACCGGATTGGTTTTTGAACGCCAGCGTGATGCGGCCTTGTGTTTCGGTGAAATCAATGGAAGCAATCGCGCCGCACAGGAAGGCGGCTTTATCCAGCCCGCCGTAAATCGGGGCGGTGCCGTCGTAGGCGGCGGCTTTCAGTTGTGCGCCCAAACAGGTCGTGTTGCCGGTTTGCAGCGCGGCGGCTTCTTTGCCCCATGCGGCGTAAAGGAAGCGGTTGTTCTGCGCGTTGCTCCATTTGGCCAAAGCCAGCTTGTCGGCCAGTTCGGGCTCAAACACGGTAGTAAAGGTGGCAAAATTCAAAGTGGACTGAATCACGCCTTCCATCACGGTTTCCGCGCTGTCGCCGTCGTTGCCTTTGGAAATCACCGCGCCTTTGGCTTCGGTCAGATTCAGGGCTTCGGCCAGCGTGCCGGTGGCAAAGCCAATTTCGGAAGCCCGACCTTGGGTGGCGGAAACGATTTCGAACGCCTGCAACTGCTCGTCAAACTGCACGGTAGCGCTGATGGCCGTGCCGATTTTGTCGGCGGCATCGGAAAAGCTGGTGGCGGCTGCCAAGCTGATGTTGTCGCCGCTCTTGTCGCTGCCGTCGATGTTCACTTTCAGATTGCCCGAAAGTTTTTTCAGGGCGGCAAGGCTCATGCTTTTCACGCTTGCCCCGCGCAGATAGGCGGCTTCTTTGCCGACGTTGTAGGGGTAGAAATACAACGTGCCCGGCTTGATGTGCGAGTTGTCGAAGCCTTTAAAATACACCTGCGCGGCTTTAAACTCTTCGCTGGCCAAGCCGAAAAACTCGCCGACCGCCGAAGCATCGGGGAACGCGGTATGCCGGCCAGTGGGCAGGTTGTCGTTTTTACTCAAAAAGACGGCGTTCATTGACAGGGGAGAGCCGCCGGAACTGAGCACGGCGGGGTTTACACTGACGATTTTACTTGCCGGAATAGATTGGAACATGGATATATCCTTTACGGTTGGATCAGGGTTAAATCAAAAGCGTTTACAAACTGCTGCGGATGTTCTGCCTGCGTCGCGTAGGCTAGATGAACAGTCGTCATCCAGCGTTCTTCATATTCACTCTCTTCGTTGGTGAGCGGCATGAAGCGTGCGGGGTCGGCGTATAGCGGCTGGCAGGATTTCAGCCGTTCGCAGGCGTAGAAATCACGCCACAGCAAAACGGTTTTCTGCGCCATCTGCCCCGCTTCTGCGCCGTAAAAATCAAGCTGCATCTGTATTTCGGATTGGCGTGAAACGGCGGCGGTTTCATCGGCCACGGCATAAGCGTGTTCGTTCGTGGCGGCAGCGGTTTCGTTCAGGATGTTCATGACCGCGAACGGCGGCTTGGGCAACGGTACGTTGTTGCTGTATCCGCGCACCACTTCGCACGAAAAAAGCCCGAGCAGCATTGCCCGGACTTCGGTGTAAATATCGTCTAATGTTGCCGCCAT